GGCAACAGGAATACCGGTCACAGGAATACCGGTCACAGTAATACCGGTCACAGTAATACCGGCAACAGTAATACCGGCGACAGGAATACCGGCGACAGTAATACCGGCAACAGTAATACCGGTCACAGGAATACCGGTCACAGTAATACCGGTCACAGTAATACCGGTTACAGGAATACCGGTTACTGGAATTTTTGTAATTACTCGACCGGTTTCTTTTGCACAAAAAAGCAACCTGTAATTGTTTTTGATAAGCCAACAAAAATAAAGCGTGAGAACTTACCATTATCGCTAATGCAACAGCTTCACGACAATTTTATGCAAGATGAAGATTTTGACATTAAGCCTTTTTTAAAAATACCCAATGCGACAGCGAGAGCCATTAAGTCTATGCACAGAAAATATATTACGTTAAGGAAAAACAAATGAATTTAGGTCTTAATATAAAATTTGCCAGAATCAAACTGAAAATAAGGCAGGGTGAACTTGCCGAAAAAATAGGTATAACAATATGCAGTCTAAGCCAAATTGAGGCCGGCAAGCAATCGCCGTCAATGACAACGCTTGAAAAGATTGCGGCTGGACTGAATACAACGGTATCAGAATTAACGAAAGATAATTAAATCGTCCACTTTTAGGTCAGCACAGGCCGCTAATCGGGATATGCGGCGGATAAATTAGCCCTCTTGACCCGAATTATTCAAGGGGGTGTTTAAAAGTGAATATGCTGATAGGTCTCAAGGCTTGAAGGAAATTGAATCTGCTGGCACCAATTATATTTTATGGAGTACTTGAAAATGCGTAGAATCAAATTTGCGGCGATATTGTTGTTAGGGGTATGTTTGCCTTGTTTTGGGGGGGAAGTTGTCTCTGATAGGCTATTAGACGCTCTGGCGGTTGTTGAGAGCAATAATGACTGCAACGCCGTCGGCGACAAAGGAAATGCCGTTGGAATCTTGCAGATATGGCCGATTATGGTAAAAGACGTAAATAGAATATCGAGCAAAAACTACACCTTAAAAGACCGATATAGTAAGCAAAAATCTTATGAGATGTGCCGGATATTCCTGAATTACTGGGCAAAGCATAATAATATAGGGGCAAATAACAGCTACAATTTATCCAGAATTTGGAATGGGGGGCCTCTTGGGCATAAAAAGAAATCAACAATTAGATACGGCCAAAAAGTTATGGCTCAAATGGAAAAGTGTAAATAAAATGGCGTGGTATCAATGCACAATATGTTATAACACTTCACAATCAGATACCGACCTGACCGGCCATAAATGTATCGCTTGTGGCAGAGCAAATATGAGGTTTTTATATACAAACACAACGCCGGAGAGTATTGAAAGAGCAAGGCAAGCAGAGGCCGAAAATGATAAGAAAATTAGCCGTAGCTGCGCGTGTATTGATATTGGTAGAGAAAATAACGGCAGGGCTATGACTTTCGGTCAAAGACTGTCTCTTGGCTTTAGAATGTTAAAAGATTTTTTTGAACCTTAATGGAGTTAAAAAATGAAAACTGAAAACCAAATCCTTGACTATCTTATGCACGACAATAGCTTAACTACTTTAGAATGTCAAAGACAATTCCACACTTCTGAATTAAGAACATATATCAGCCGTATAATCAAGCGGGGATTTAATGTCGTATCTGTATGGGTTAAAGATGTTGTTGATGGTAAGAAAGTTAAGTACAAAAGATATAAAATTGCGAAAGTTTTTTAAATTTGTTCTTGACTTTTAATTTTAATACGATATAATTGTTAGCACAAATGGCGTTGATAATTGATAAAAAAATAATTCACAATGATAGGCGGCGGGGATTTTCTTTTTAGCCCACACCGGAACGAGATTATCAACGCAACCCGCCGCTTTTTTTAAAGGAAATTGAAGATTTTGATGATTATTGCAAAGAACTTGCAATAGGTGAGGATTGAATAATGGAAATAATAAACAGACAAGAAGAAATTGAAAAATTTGCAGACACAGAAACACAAACATATCTATTCGAAAAATCGGTAAAGTTTAATTGCTCTATCATCCTCGATGCTGGTTGGTCTATCAAGGCTGATGGGTCTATCGAGGCTGGTTGGTATATCGAGGCTGGTGGGTATATCAAGGCTGGTAGGTATATCAAGGCTGGTGGGCATATCGAGGCTGGTAGGTATATCAAGGCTGGTGGGCATATCGAGGCTGGTGGGTATATCTTTAGTTTTACATTTTCCGTATCGGCAGAATTTATTATCACGAGAAAGCTACCGTTTTGGAGAGAGTATTACGCAGAAATGCCACCGCTTAAAAAATACAAAAAATATATTCTTGATGAAAAAAAGTGTTGGGATTTTTACAAAAAAATAGACAAAAAAGAGGCCGAGAGGATTTGCAAGTGGAATGGATGGCACTGGTTGATAAGGGCGCAGCTCGAAATGTTTTTTGGATTAAAAGAAAAGTATGAAATTGAAAAGGGGAAATAATGGATAATTTGGATTATTTTTCTCACCCGCTTGAAGGCTATGGTCAAGACGGCTTGCCGTTAAGACCAATACCAGAACCAACCTGTACAAATTGCGGGGCATATATTAACGATGATAATCGTCCAAAAATATGCCATAGTTGCGGAACTGTAGGCTGCCAAGAATGTTTAAAAGAAACCGAAAATGAAAATATATATTTATGCAGAAGTAAATCGAATAAAAAACTATTTAAGGAACAATGTTTCGATGAGTATTGCAAAGAATTTGCAAGTTAGGGAAAAAAATGAAATCAGTACAACGGTTAATTGACGATGCGTTAGTTAGGCCTGACAGGATTAGAAGTGGAAAGTGGAATCCGTCAAGTTTTGGTATGTGCTTCCGTCAGCAGTTTTGGAATAGAAAGAATGAAATACCGAGCAATCCGCCAGATGAAAGAGCTATGCGAGTGTTTGCGGCAGGGCAATTATTCCACGACTTTGTTCAAGGTTTGATATGTAAAGATGGTTCAGATATAGCAAAAGAAGTTCTCGTTGAATCTGATGATGTAAAGGGTTTTGCGGATATTGTATCGAACAATGAAGTAGTTGATATTAAGAGCCAGAATAGTCAGGCGTTTTGGTATATGAACAAGAAGAACGCTGATATTAAAAAAGAAAAATATGCAAACTGGCTACAAGTGTTATATTACGCCAGAGAGCTTAAAAAGAACTTCGGCAGGTTAGTGTTTATAAGCAAAGACGACTTGTGTATTAAAGAATATGTCCAGCCTCTTGATGATTATTGGCTAAAACAAATTGACGCTGAATTAGCGGCATTAAGATATTTGTGGAAAAAAGACGAATTGCCTCCGGCTTTGCCTCGATGCGAGCCGAATAAGGCGGGCGAGTATTGGCAATGTGAGTATTGTAAATATAAAGATAAATGCACCAACATTAACCAGAAAGGCTAAACAATGGAATTATTAAAAGAAGATTTAAGATGGTGTTTGTTGAAAATGCCTAAAGTAGTATTTAATCTTATGAAAGAACGTGGCAAAGATGTTATGCTTGCCGGTGGATTTATCCGGTCTTGTATTGCGAATGAGCCAATAAATGATATTGATTTATTTACAAGCAACACCGATAAAGCTGAATTGTACGCCAAAACGGTTGCTAATGGCAACAAGATAATAGAAACCGATAATGCTTATACCGTTTTGGGCGTAAGTAAAATGGCAATACAGTTTATAAACAGGTGGACATTTGATAAACCAGAAGATATTTTGCCGAGCTTTGATTTCACGATAGCAAAAGCGGCTATCTGGTTTGACGGTGAATGGAAAAGTCTTTGCGATGATAGATATTATCAGGATTTAGCGGCTAAAAGATTGATTTATTGCAGCCCTAAACGCAACGAAGCGGCGGGTGGGTCGATATTGCGGGTATTGAAGTTCTATCAAAGAGGCTATCGCATCCCACTTGATAGTTTGGCATCGGTGGTATCAAGGCTTATGGGCGGTATCAAATTCGAGATTGCAACAGATGAAAATGCTTGGGCTTCCGCAATAACGGGATTACTGCACGAAGTTGACCCTGCCATAGACCCAACGCGTTCAGCGCATTTGCCTGCTACTCACGGCGAAGAAAAATTAAAATCAATTAACATTTAATAAGGAAAAACAAAATGACAGAACAAATTGTATCAGTAGAAGCACAACAGAAAGTATCAGAATCAACAGAATTGGCAACGAGGTATGAGAATTTTAGCATTACTACGCCAGAAATTTATTCAGGCGCAGGTGGAGACTTGAAAATAGTTAAGTCTAAAATAAAAGAACTTGACGAATTACGTAAGAGCTTGACCAAACCACTGGACGAAAGCAAGAAGCGGATTATGGAGTTTTTTAGTAAGCCTTTGGATATACTGCAAAAGGCGGAATCTCATATCGCAACCGCAATGCTAAACTGGCAACGCGAGCAGGAACGAATCAGGCAGGCGGAAATAAATAGACTTGCTGAATTGCAACGCAAGGAAACAGAACGTCTTGCTAAATTAGCGGAAAAGGCCGCCGAGAGAGGCGATACTGCAAAGGCAGAAGAATTTCAGGGTAGAGCGGCAGTTGTTCAAGCGGTTGTTCCGCAAGTTGCTGTTAAAGTAGAAAAGATTGCCGGTATCCAGAATAGAACAAACTGGAAATATCGTATTGTCGATGTAAATAAGATACCGAGAGAATATATGATACCTAATGAAGTTTTGATTGGCCAAATGGCGAGAACAACAAAAGGCGCATTGAAAATTGATGGAATAGAAATATACTCCGAAGAATCAATCGGTGGTGGTAGATAATTATAAACATTAACGAAAACGAAAGGAAATAAAAAATGAATTTTGCAACACTTAAAACATTGCCAGTAAATCAATCAATACCAGTTTTTATGACTGTAGTTGAGGTTGGCGGGGTCAAATTAACTGCCAATAACAAGAGAAAACAATCGGTAAAACTTCGTGATGATAATGGCGAGCAGCATACAGTTTCTATATTTACAGACAAGTCTGGCGATATAATGGGCGGTGCATTAAATCAAAGACTTGCATTTAGTTTAAGCCGGTGGGACAATCAAGGGCAACCTGCGTTTTCTGGATTCTGGAACTCAACGGCAACCGTCAATCAGCAGCCACATCCAGCACAGCAGGCCGCACCACCTGTACAAACATACGTCCCACCGCAACAAACCTATGTTCCTGCAAACCAACCCTTTCAAAGCAAACCGATAGACAACAATTTGTCTATTATCCGGCAGTGTATGGCAAAGGCCGCTGTTGAATCGCTAAAAAATTGTCAAGATTCTACCGTAAATGATATTATAAATATGGCAGAAATACTTACGACGTGGTGTCTTACCGGTGACAAGCCAGTAGACCCTAACGAACCACAAGGCGAACCAAGTGAAAGCGAAATGCCTTTTGGTAATTGACTGCGAAAGGCTGACCCAGAAAAATGGGGAGCAAAAAAGAAAGAAATAAGGCAGGGGTAATTTATGAAAAAGTTGATATTTGTTCCGCAAGACATTGCAAATTCGATATGGCAAGCGTCGATAGAATTAAGTAAAGAAGGAAAAAGAATTGAAACTGATAACTTAATTCAGAAAAAGGCTGATACTATGGGCGAATACGATAAGGCCATTGGCGTTGCAACCGCCGAACTTAAAATTAAGGGTGAATCAATAACTATCATAAATTCCCTTGCAAAGGGTTGTACGTCTGACTTACTAATTGCTAAAGTTGTCGCAGAGGAAACGCTCAAGGCTCATTATAGCAAAATTGAACGTCTTATGGCTATGCTGAACGGCTTGCAGACTTTAAGTAAATTGGTAAATAATACACCACAGGGAGACTAAAATGACCGAAGATGATTATGGCTACACCGAAGATGATATTGACGGTATTCGTTTGCAGAGATATAAAAAAAATCTGCACAAGAAGCTAATTAAGGCTATGCAGGAACAAGAAAATGAAAGCGAGAATGAAAATGGCGAATGAGTTAACAAGAAAAATGGTGGATTCTACGATTGCGGAATTGCTCTTAAAAACCGGCAAAGTTAAAATATGTACGGCCTGCAATGGTAGGAACAAAAAAGGTCTTCATATTCCTATTCTTTGTACCGCCCATAAACTTGACCAAGCATTAGCGGATTACGAACGTGCCGGAGATAGATTATCTGAGCTATATTTTGAAGCCAAATCGGAGATTCTAAAATGACTATAAAAGAATTAAAAGCGGCCATTGACAAACTGCCCGAAAACGAGCAAATATATGTTATTGACGCAGACACGTCTTGGCTATTGCCGGTTCAAGGTATAACTACAAGGAAAATAAATAAATCCGACAGTATTGGGGTTTTGTGTATATTTACAGCCGGATATGATGACTGTGTTATAACAGAGTATTGATAAAAAAAAGGTTCTCATTGCTGACACGTTTAATAAAAAAATATAATTCCAAATTAAAGATATGTAAATGAGCGTTAAGCCTTGTATAGACTGTAAGAAAAAGAAATTTGGTTGCTATTGCAAAGCATATTCAGCTTGGCTTCAGGACGAATCTTTGCCAGAACCTATATTAGATAAAAAAATAAAAATTAAAAAACAATTTACTTTTGGAAAACTCGAAGAGGCTGAAAATGACTAATGAAGATGAAATAATGGTACAAAATATCCATTTAGAATTATCAAAAGGCAAAAGCATATTCATTATCCCGCTGATTACTGATGAGGGATATGCCCCATTTATTACTAATTCAATATCAGAATATATCGAGGTTAGTGCTGAAAATAGGAACAAAATCAAGATAATGCAACAGGTTGAAAAAATGTTGAGCGAGATATAATGGAACTGCCGGTAAATAAAATCATCTGCGGCGATTGCATTGAGGTTATGCGGGAATGGCCTGCGGAATCAGTCGATTGTTGCATAACCAGCCCACCGTACTGGGGATTGCGTGATTATGGCTGCGATGGTCAGCTTGGTCTTGAAAAGACACCAGAGGAATATGTCGCCAAAATGGTTCAGGTCTTTGCCGAAGTCAAGCGGTTGTTGAAGCCGACAGCGACGCTTTGGCTGAATTTAGGAGATAGTTATGTGTCTGGCAAGGGAAGATATTCCAGTTGCCCACAAACTATTAGCGGCCGGGAACGAAACGAACCTATGAACGGAAATCGTCCAGACTTAATCGGCCACGCATATTTAAAAGACAAAGACCTTTGCGGTATTCCGTGGCGCGTTGCCCTTGCTTTGCAGGCCGATGGTTGGTATCTGCGTCAGGATATAATTTGGGCGAAGCCAAATCCAATGCCTGAATCAGTTACAGACAGGTGTACTAAATCGCACGAGTATATGTTTTTGTTGAGCAAATCGGCAAGATATTATTTTGATAATGAGGCGATAAAAGAAGATTTGGCAGAAATTACGCTTAACAGAATTGCTTCCGGCAAATGGGAAAGTGCGCCAGATTGCAAGCTTAATGATGGTGTTCATAGTATGACTGGCGATAGTTTTAATAAGGCTGTTATAAGAATGGCCGAAAGTGGCAAACGCAACAAGCGTTCCGTCTGGACAGTTCCGACAAAGCCATACAAAGAAGCCCACTTTGCTACATTTCCGCCTACGTTGATACTGCCGTGTGTTTTGGCAGGTACAATCGCAAAGGGTTGCTGTTCTAATTGTGGCGCACCAACAGTAAGAGTTGTTAATAGAAAACGATTAGCCCGAACAGAACTTCCAAAAGACGACCCAAGATATAGACCTAATACTTATGACGGTTCTTATGGCGACATAAACGGCAAGCCTGACGCAGGATATGCCGAAACGGAAACTGTTGGCTGGAAATCTTCTTGTCAATGCCGGAAACGCGGCCTAAACGTACCCGCAATAATTCTTGACCCCTTTATGGGTTCAGGCACAACGGCAGAAGTGGCATATAAGAACAACAGAAACTATGTCGGTTGCGAACTCAATCCAGAATACTGCAAAATGGACAGAGGCGAAAAGCAGAAACAGAAAATGGCTTTATTTTCAGGTGATAAATGAAAAAGCGTAAATGGAATGAGGTTATTTGCCCAGCTTGTAAGAAAAAGATGAGTATAAATAAACTTATTTGCGATAGATGCAAGAGAAAGGTGAAAAAATGAGCAGGGAAATAGAATATAAAGCTTGGAACGGTGAGATTTTTTCTGAGCCTTTCCATCCGTGGGAACTGTTAGCCGATGGCTGTGGTGGGCTAACTGACAAAAACGGCTGTTCCGTTTGGTGGGATTCTGACGGCTTTAGAGGTGAAAATTGGGCGCAATATACCGGCCTTAAAGATAAAAATGGTAAAAAAATCTTTGAGGGAGATATTCTTTTGCAAAAAGACTTTGGGCAAATTGAACGTTTTTGGGGTATTGTAAGATGGCAAATTACAGGATTTGTTATTAGCTATCACGTTTCAAAAAAACGATGGACTGAAATCACTTGTTGCGTTGATGGGGATAGCTCTCATTGGGAAGTTATCGGCAACATTTACGAAAATCCTGAACTTTTAGAGGTAAAAAATGAGCAATTTTGACCCCAAAGTATTAGTTGGGCATATAGATTCTTTTGGTAAGAACTTAAATGAATGGGAAGTAAATTTTATTGCTAATCTGCTCGATAATCCTCCCAAAGTTTATACGCCGAAACAGATTGAAATAATCAACCGGATTTATAATGAGAAGTGTTAGGGATGATACAGTTTTCCGAACACGGCAGCCGAGTTTTTACCGGTAAAGATAAAGGTGAATTTGAATTTAGGTATCAAGATGGACACGATACGGAATTAGAACTAAAAAAAATGGGTATTGTAATAGAAAGTGAGGCAAAAGATGTTTCCGATATTTAGAGGACAAAAAAACAATGGCGATTGGATTGAGGGGTCTTTGATTAAATGTGGCAACTCGTATTATATCGCCACAACAAACGCCTCTTGTTATGAGCCTGTTGATAATCAGTGTGGAAATTATTGCATATTAGATGGGGTTCAACCTATTATCCCCGAAACCCTATCTATATCCACCTCTCAATTAGACAAGAACAAAACTATGATATTTGGCTCATTTGAGGTTGATGGGAAAATGAGTAGTGGTGGGGATAGAATAAAATTTAGCGGTTGTTCGCCTGAAACCTATAATGTTATATTTGAAAATGGCACATTTCGATATAATCCAATCGGTCTTTGTAATAGTGAGTATTTTTATAACGTTGAAGATGGTGAGATTATAGGCAAACAAATTTCGATTTAAATTTTGCTAAGACAACATTAGATAAGTAGAAGCGGAATTAAAGAAAATAGGAATAGAAAGGAAAGGCGATGATTAAAATAGTTGGATTGAGCGAATTAACTGAATACGTGTCTGGCCAAACCGAGGTGGGATTCAATGTAATACGAAAGAGATATATTTACAAAAACCCCTGCTGTGCGGTCGCATATCTTAATGGATGGAAAGAAATGCGGGCGGTTGTGGTTGCTAACAGGGACAAAGGGATAAGGCTTTGCGAGAGAAAAGATAAGATAGACGGGGACGTGGAACTGCTCAAGGTTGCCAAGAGAGATATTGATGGCAATGGGTTTCGGCCCGAAAAATGGCACAAGGTAATAGCTAAGTGTTCTGTGTGGATGGAAGATAATGGTTTTTATGAGAAGCAGAAAAGAATATCAAGCGATACGGGCGCAATGTTTAAATAGCCTTTAGTGGAGATAGAATTGTGCTCATAGCCTTTTGGGTAATTATGTTCATATTATTCATAGCCTCAATGGTTTATGTTATGAAAAAAAGTTGAAATAAATTTATTTTTGCGATTGACAAAGGATAGGAAATATGGGACAATTAGTAAATGCACCAAGATATGATACAAATAAAGCTGGATAGGATTCAATTCAGGAGGCAAACTCCGGTCTTGGTGCAAGTTCTGTCCAGCCTTTTAATTTAGGCAATATGAAAATGAGATATGTTTTTTATGGATTCTGTCTTGGCGTGTGGATATGCTTGTCATATATGCTTGCTATCATAAATGGAAATTTAATAAAAATCTTAGAGGCTTTAAAATGACCGACCAAGATTCAAATGCAAGAGCAGAGCAAGAACGTCAAGTTCTGGACACTTGGAACAAACAGGCTGAAATCGGCGGGTATAGACCGCACAGGTCATTACTTCCAGTGGCAGAGCAAGCTATAAGAAAAATAATTAAACAGGGTTATTCTTACGATGATATTAAGGGTGCTATTAAGAATTATGCTCATACAATATCACCATTAACACCTCAATTTTTCTGGAAGTACAGGCTTTGGCGGTTAGACCAGTTCTTGTCCAGAGGCGCAAAAGATGATAGGGGTAGCCGTTGGCTTGAATTTCACCCCGATACTTATTGCGAAGAAAAATGGTGGACAAAACAGGTTAGGGAACAGGCGACTTTAAATCGGGAACGGCAATTAGCTAAAGAGAAAAAGGAACATTCTAAGCCAATTACAGGATTGCCAAGATTGAGTTTTAATTCAGTTCCCAATTTCACAGAGGAAGATAGAAAGAGACAGGAATCAAGAAAATTAAAAATGCGTGAAGATTTACTTAAGAAAACAGGGATTAGAATATGAGCGAATTAGATAGTGTTAAAGTTGGTGATTTGGTAATATATGACAATTCAAGCGGTTGGGCGTATAGGCAAATGAAGGAAATTCACAGTGTTTCCCGTATTACGGACAAGACTATTGTTTTGGCATTTAAAAATGGGTCGGGGGGTTTATGTGAGAAAAAATTTTGGAAAAAGAACGGATTTGGCATAGGCTTAAAAGGCTTTATAATAATCCCCAAAGACGGCGAAGTTGAGGAAATTTGCAGACACCATAAATCATTGCGTCTTATATGCGCAGCTAAGCAGGCACTGGAATCTACGGATTATAAAAAACTTATTGATTCTGATATTGAATTATTGGAAAAAGTTGTAGAACAATTAAAGCAGAAAGGAATAATACAATGACAGAAAAAATTGACCCAGAAGAAGTAGAATATGATGAAAAGACTATGATACATAGGGCTATTATGAAGTTTACTACGGCTATGCTCGACCGTATGTTAGCTAAATACGATGAGGGCTTGCGGGGGTGGGATAATCCTGAAAATAGACGTGATATTTATTCTGAAATGAAAGAAGATGTTTTTTATGGCCACAGCGATAAAATGATTGATATTGCTAACCGTGCAATGATGTTATGGCTATTTGATAAGGATAAAAAATAATGGCATATTTTAGCAGTGAGAGTGAAGTTTTTAGGGGGTTATATGGCCAATGAATACTACAATATGCGTAGGATTGTTTATGGCGAAGGTGTAACTTTTGTTCCTGTCTGCGATAAGTGCGGCAGATTTGTAAGGGCAGACAAAATCATAGCATTTAGCGGGCTTGGCAACTTAAAAAAAACTACTAATGCTAACTGCTGTAAATGCGGACGAACAAATATGATATTTGAGGGCTTTATCTAATGACTAAAATGACAAAAAAGTCTAAAAAAAGAATTGGTATGAAATGTATTAAATTTCCTTATGGAGAAACAGTAGTTAATATGATAGTATACGATGGCAAGTTGTTTGTAGCAACATCTAAAAATGTATATGTATATCTGATATGCGAAGCCAAGGCTAAACAATTAAATATAAAAGGTGAGTTAAGTAATGGCAAAAAAAAATAAACTAACATTTTCTAAATTGGTCAAAAAAGCGGACAGGGTTTGTTCTGAATATATTAGGCGTAGAGACGAGGGAATATGCTGTACTTGCGCCAATAAGTTCAACTGGAAGTATGGCGGGGACTGCGGACATTGGATTCCAAAAACTAATAGTAATTGGGGTGCAAGGTATGACGAACGCAATATGAATTTCCAATGCCAGCCGTGCAACAGATATAAAAAACCAGTCGATGATTATGCCGCATTTATGGAAAAGAGGTACGGAAAGAATGTAATGGCCGAATTAAGAAGCCAAAAAGTGTGGACGTTAGAAAGATTTGCAAATACCAGATTAGGGGGAGATGTTCTTGGCGAAAAAGATGCCCTATTGTTCATCATTGACTACTACGATGAACAATTAAAAGAACTTAATAAAAAAAAAATCAGTCCCAATAGACGTAGATGTGATTTCGCCAAAGCATATAAAATCTTAAGAGGCTGCCAGAAAGACTTTGATGACGACAATATGACTTATAAGGAAGAAACCGATAAAGTCGGACTTATTTCATTATGTAAAGAAATAGCAAAGGAATGGTAATTAAAGGAATGAATAATGAGTAAAAAAAAATCAGAGCCAATAGAAGATGTAGCAAACAGGGGTTTAAGCAATACTTGCCGGATAGATATTGCAGAGGAAGCCTTGAAAAAGCAAAGGGCAAGACTTGATTGTTTAGAGAATGGGCATAAGTGGAAATACGGGGTAGAAAGCAAAATAGTCCGCAAAATGTTGGGCAGTGCTGCGACTTATTTTTCGTGTGATGTTCTTGTCTGTAGCGCTATTCGTACTTGTGCTGTCTGTGGCAAATCAGAGCAGGTTGAACTGCCAGATAAATTATTTAACAAAATCAAGAAACTATTTAAGGAGTAAAAATGAAAAATGCTATTTTGTTTATACTTCTTGTTGTGGCTATGGCTTTTTGTTGTGTGGCGGTTTTAATTTGTGCATTTTTTATGACCATTGGCAGGCTGTTTGAATGGGTATCGAAAAGAATAATGAGTTTTGGCGATATGATTATGGCGAAGTATGATGCAAGCCAAGAAGATTAAAAAGAGCCAATGGAAGGCTTCTTGCGCCGAAAGGCAAACGAAGAAATAGCAAAAATGTCAAAATTAACTTTTTAAGAAAGGTAAAAAATGATAGATATGAAAAAATTTTTAGGACAGGTGTCATCAGAAATTTATTACGGGAAAGACAAAAGAACCACAAAGTATGTTAGTGAAAAATTAGTTATCAAGGCGACACGGCGGGGTAAGTATCGCAAAAACGGTAATGTTGAAATTGTCTTGACCATTGGCAGACCAAACTATATCGAGCGCAAGTTTATTAAATGTTGCAAGAAAGCGGGTGAAAAATTCCCGATTAAGAAAATTCAGTTAAAACCTTATCCAAAGAAAGGAAAATAGTATGAAATGGATTATATGGGTAAGATTAGCAGTAGAACTAATGAAACTCCTGCAAGCTAAACAAGCAGGGGAAAAACTTGATATGAAAGACATTGAAAACTCTCTAATGGAATCCGGCGTTAAGCCTAAAGACATTGTCGATATTGAGGCATTATTGCCAGATGTTTTTAATTTAATAAAAGACGTAGAAAAATTGTTTAAAAAATGAACCTTAATTCTGCTGTGTAGCAGGATAACCGCCTCGTTTTTATGAAATTTTCGGCGGGGCGGTTTTTTATGAAAAGTGAACAAATGAGCGTCGAGATAACCGAAATAATATCAATTAACCAAGCACCGCATATTCCAACAAGAATTGTTATTACCGGCAAAGAGGGTAATTGTAGTTTTGAAATTCTGTCAGCATATTGTAGGCGTGAACACGCAGTAATTCTTGCAACTAAGCTTGGCCTTGAATTAAAAATACGAGACTATAAACCATGCGAAATTGTTAATTATATATGTAGCGGAAAAGTTCCAGTTCCATTTTATACTTCACTAACTCCGCATACGTTTCCAGACTGCAAGCCTGCCGAGCAGGTGAATGATGAGAAAATAGATACGTTGATTAAGAATGCACAAAAAAAAAGAATTTGCAGACCACAACGTTTTTGACGCCAAAGCAAGAGGCGCGGGTTGGTTGGCGGTCGCGGACTTATGCCAACAATTAGGATTTGTATATTCCGGCAAAGAAAGTGGTCTAAAAGAAATTCTGATGTTTATCGACCGTCAGGCCAAAGAGATTGAGGAATGGCAAAGAGAAGCCTTTAACCGGAGAACAGAGATTGCCGACCTCAAGTTGGAAACGTATTCTAAAAAAGCGTTAGAAGATGCAGAGCAAGCCCTGAAAGGAAACTGAAAAATGAAACCAGATTGGAAAACATTAAATTTGAACAGTCTTGATATTTTACTTTGTTCGGGCAATGGTAAATTATCGCAGCAGATTCAGTGGCTTCAACGAATGAGAGGCTTCGTATCACCTGCGGCAGACATAAGCCACGTTGCCTGTATAGTCAGAATACCGGATATTATCGCAGAAGTTCTTGATACAAATATCAGTCCGTCAGGATTATATGCCAGCGAAACGACGACCTTGAATAATTGGCCAAAGCCTCCAAAAAAGGGATTGCAGATAAATGATTTTGAGGGCTGGTTAGAGAATTACAACGGCAAGGTGTGGGTGCGGAAAATAGCTAATCCGGCTATTGGCACTCAATACAGCAGGGAGATTATCAGATTTATAATTGAGAAACTACGAGACAAGAAAGCACAAGACTATGAATCTGGCATACCCGGCCTGTTTGAACTTACAATGTGTATGTTTGGCTTTAAAAAAGCGATACTCAACACGGCTACGCTCCATTGTACGGAATGGGACGCAAAGCTTCTGCGTGAGTTCAGTATATTATCAAATACATATTCCGGCAATCGGCTTCCGCCTGTTGAATGGTGGAATTTGGTTTGCAAAAAAAATGGAACTTGCAGGCCGAGCTTGGTTGACCAGCAGGCTTTAACCAAAATAAATCCACCGATAAGAATTAAATAAACGGAGCGAAAAATGACTAAGAAAAAAACAGAACTGAAGCCCTGCCCATTTTGCGGATATATGATTACGGTTTCCACGCTCAAAGAGATAGACGGTTGGGGAATTAGATGTCCATATTGCTTAAACAGATTGCCAGATAATTTTTTGAACAGGCAGGCAAAATGACCGAATACGATGTTCAATATGCGATAATTCATCACTGGCAAAACTCTGGAAATATGTTCATACCGAACCTTTGCAGTGGCTATGGCGAAATGGATGTGCTGCGATTGACTAAGGCCGGGTATGCCTATGAGTTTGAAGTTAAGATTTCAAGAAGCGACTTTAAAGCTGACATAAAAAAGACGCACAAACATCATTGTTATTCGGTTGTATTTGAAAAAAAAACAGATGCTTGGATTGAGCACAACGGCAAGAAAGGCATTCCGAATTATTTTGCTTATGTCGCACCAAAAGGAATTATCCCTGTTGAGCTTGTGCCGGAGTATGCAGGACTGTATGAGTTTGACGAAAGCACAGGCCTGATAATTACGGTCAAAACGCCGCCGAGAATCCACAACGAAAAACAAAAAGACTTCTGGGAAACAAAGGCATTGCAATCGTTGCACGCAAAATATCTTTATCATTATTGGTTTAAATTGAAAGAGAGCAAGGCTGTATGACCACCCACGAACTAATCATTGATTTATTTGCAGGCGAACGATAGCCCTAAGGAAGAAGAAAAATGAATGCTTACGGAAGCCAACCGCTTGTCATATTGCCTGTGCCGGTGAACTCTATACCATTAACCTTAATGACTACATTTCTTTTGATATTTCCTGATACTATATTTGGGTCTGTTGGGGCAACAGAACCAATATATTTGCCGTTAGCTAAACTCAAATCCATATTGGTAGTATTTGGGTCTCCACCTGCGGCATTGACAAATTGCGGGTCGGCAATAGTGCTATTCCTGTCATTGCTATATAGATTATCAGATATGCCGTCCCAAGCGGATTGAATGGCAGCAAGAGTAGTTTTTGCCGCACCGATATAAGCTATGTTAGTTCTCTCTGTATAGTAGCAATTTCTGTCAAGTTTACTTATCCAGTTGCCGCCAGATAAATTAAAACAATAATCTGCGCCTGCCGCATAAAGTATGCAGTTCTCAATAGTGTTATTATTCGGCTCAATATCGGGGGCAGGAGTAGTATCTGCGGCAATTAACAACGCCTGACCACTGGTGGCGTAACCAACAGAGTTTTTAAGCAAACATCTTTTTGCACCCTTGAAATAATAGGGTGTATTCCCCATCGCCATACAATTTTCAATGACGGTATTATAATTATCTTTTATAACGATTCCGTAATCGCCTTCTGATGCAAAACAGTTAGATATTCTGCAAACGCCAAACGGCACAAGAACACCATCTGTGTCATAATTGCAACCTGTTAAAATTGCGTGGCCACCATCGTCATTAAAAATAACTCTACAATTATCAATCAGGGCAAGGCCATAAGGATTATCGTTGTCCGAGCCGTCAATACCAACGGCAATTCCGTGTCCCGCATCTGCCGAGACGGTATTATTTACATCAACATTATATATTTGTACAATACCAGCATTTACAGGTATGTTAATTCCTCGAACATAAGCACCTAAAACATTGATAGTGCCATTCTGGATTTTGATATTTCCATTTGAAGTCATTTCGTCAAGCTCTATGCAGGCAACGGTTGAAGTCGCATTTCCGTTTCGCGTTATAGTAAAGTCGTTTATATCCCAACTCCCAACAGTACCAACCAATGCTATACTGTCAAGGTTTGCGGTCTGTGTATGCGTTATCGTCAGGCCGTCAATACTACCACCCTCTGCACCAGCTATGTATATTGGTTTATCGTCGGTAATGCTTATGGTACAGGTTATTACGGTCAGATAGTTACCAATATTGGTTGCATCGGCAAAATATATACCTATATACTGACCAGACCCGTCAAGAATAGCCACATTATCAAGGGTCAAATCAAACGTTGTTGAATTACCGTTATCATCAACCCTTACAAGCCCTCTACTTGCAGTGTTCAGGGCATTGCTGGTAAGTATCAAATTGCGTAAAGTCAAATCTCCGGTTGTATGGCCGGCAGCACCAGCCATATATATGCCATAGTTTGTGTCGTTAAACGTAAGGGTTAATTGCGAACTGCCATTTGGCTCTATGACTATATCCCAACCATTGTTCGTTGCATCAAGCGTAATATCCCAACCTGCCCCCTGCGTTGTACTGTCGTAAGTACCTGCCAATAATTTGACAGTTCCGCTTTCTCCGAGATTGTCGCAGGCATATTGGATTGTTTTGTATGGGTCCAATACTGTGCCAGCACCACTATCATCGGTAGCCGCAGGGTCAACATATTTAGTCGCCGCCCACCCCACCGCCGAGAACACCAAAATAATCAATACCATTAAATACTTTTTCATAAAATTCCTTTCATTTTTCCTTATAAAAGCCCTGCCGCCCCCGACGGAACGGCAGAGCCGAGGAGGGAAGATTTTGTTTAGCTAAAATTACAATAAGAAAATTCGCCAAATGCTTCTTTTGCTCTCTTATCATAAGCCTTAGCCGCATCTATTTCGTTATTAAATATACCAATATATTCTTTTTTACCATTTTTAACTATTTGAGAACACCAGTATTGTTTTTTATTATATGTTCGTAAATGAACTCCTTTATATTTGGAAGATTTATTAGTTTTTAGCATATTGCATTGATTTTGAGAATTAGAGCAAACCCTAAGATTGCATTTTCTGTTATCAAGCCCGTCGTGGTTTATATGGTCTATCATTTTATCTTTAGGCGCGTTCATAACATCGCGGTGCATTAGACACGTGTATTTTTTACCATCAATCCTTATCGCTCTGCCTGCATACCAACGGGTATAATGGTGGTCTTTACTCGCGTACCACTTATGTTTGTTTAGTTCTTCAAAATCCTCATCATCTACTAATGCTACCTTACCTTGTGTTAATTGAATTGTTTTCATATTGCTATTTCCTGTAATAGTTAATCCTGAATTAAAAAAGCACAGCAGGCGGTTCAGGATTATCCGCTTTTCGGTAATGAGCCTATCTGTGCTATATTTTATTATCTTCATATTGTAACGACTTAATTCTTAAAAGCAACGGATAAGTGGATATTTTCGCCTATCCGTTGCAGGGAGAAGAATTGTCAATTATTTATATTTTCTATTTCGTCAATAGCAGTTATTTTGTCCCGTTCTGCATCATCGTCAACTTTTCTGTTCATAGCTATTTTGCTTAAAACCTTAACAGTAGGCAACATAGGATTATCCTGCCTTAAAGTAGGAAGTAATTTAACCAATGCCGATGCTAACGTAATTATACTGGTAATACAGAATGTAATTATAATACTAATTTTTTCCCAATTATCCAAAATAAATTTTATCTTTTCCATTATTGTCCTTTCATAAAGCTATGGAATCCAGAAGCCAAAAGCCAGCCTATGGTTAATGTTAATATCCCAAATACAAAGGTAGCCCATACAGGCAAGCGATTTTGTATTCTTTCTATTAAGTCCCATTGTCTCTTATCAGAATCCTTGAGACTTAATATCTCTGCGGAGTGTCTGCCGCATTTTTCCAAATCAACGTTTGCGCCATTCATACTGTGTTCGTCCCTATTGCCTTGTCCCATTGTTGTTCCTTTGTTAAAGTTTATTCTTTGAAGTTAATTTTTTATTGCCAAAATTCCTTCAATAAAGTATTCCAAATAAATATAGTGTATTTGTTCCGCCGCCAGCGTGGCTTCCGACATTAGCCTTAATAACTGTAGCGGCAGCATACGATTTTGATAAAACCGGTGTTGCGTTAGGTACGGGCGTCAAAATCGCAACATCATATTGGGCGTTGATATTAGACAGTGTGCTTGTGCCTACAAAGTCAGTTAAAGCGCTGCTTTGGCCTATTGATATAGTAGTTGTTCCAGCATCTGCACCTACCACAAGAATGGCCTTTGTTAAAACACACCTTTTGCCAGTTGGTACGGTATAAAGTATAGTATTAGCATCAGCCGCCAGATTCACATTGGTTATGCTTAATATGTGTTCACTTCCAAGACTGTAAGTGCCGAAGCTGCGCTCAAAAGGCTTGCCTGCGGTCAGGCCGGAAGGTTCGCTTGCAGTTGTAGAAATACACGGTTTATCCGCTTCGTATATGCACGGCTCAAACATATAAAAATTGGCATCGGCGGCATTTGCCATTGTACTAATAAGGGTAGTGGCGGTTGTAGTTGAAGGACAATCGAGAGTTGTCCATACAAGTGTCCATTCGTTTTTATCTAAAAACCATTGATTCTCGGCATAATTCCCATCGCTAACCGGAGCAAGCCTTAACCTAACAACTGAATTTGCATCAAATGACTTTACCCAAGCTTGCACTGTAAATGTTCTGTTTGCTAAAGCAACGCCATCAACAGTGATAGATGTTTTTGTCGCAGAATTTGCAGTGGATGCAGGATTAAATAAATAAGCATTTGAGCCGCCATAAGGGTCGGCCTGCCCTCCTGTTATTGTCATATTGGTTTTTGTCCATCCTGCCATATTTTGGTCTGTAGCATAGTTTGTCCTCTTAATTCCTGCTTGATATGTAGGAGTAATAATATCGTGGGCTGTTATGCTTTCGCCTCGAATTGTCCGTCTTTGAAATATAACATTACTACCTCGCATTATATCTATATTGTCAGTTAATCGCCCCCTTAAAGGGTCTGAGCGTTTCGCGGTATTGCCGCAGTTTGTCGTTTTTAAGTATCCAATACCAAGATTACCCCTTTTATTTCCGGTATCTAAAACATCTGACACTGAAATTTCTCGTGCTACGTTTTGAGGAATGTTTGAATCAAATAAAGTTTTGTCATTTTGAGAAATAAAAATCTTATCGAATTTCCAGTTTCTCCCTTTCCCTAAATATATCATTCCATCCAACATAGTATTGGATTCAAACCAACAATTCTCAAAAGAATTATTCCAATAGTCCAAAGTTGTATCCTCATCGGCAAAAATGCTAAATATAGAACTTCCAAAAAGCTTTATATTATTAAAGTTGTGAAAATAATTCTCACCTTCAAGGACAATGCCGTATTGATTACTTGAAAGCCACAAAGTATTAAAAATACCGTGATGATTTCCTGTTCCAGCGTCCTCATTATGCAGCCACAAAGCTGTGTCGTTAGCGTGTGTTATGGCTATTCTGGTAAGAGAGGGATAAACAGCATCCTGAATCTCAATGCCATTATTACAATAACTGACATCAACATCGTTTAATTGCCATAAACTATTTACACCGGAAATACTATAAATTTTAATACCAGTTCCTGTATCCTGATAAGTTGAACCGTATTTAGTAATAGTAAATCCGCTTAAATGAATACCATATCCATATCCCTCGATTTCAAAAACAGTGTCGTTATGGTCGCCGTAAAAAATGGTTACTCCGCCATCTGCCCCTGCAAATCTAAAATCGCCTTCCATTATAGTTCGGTCAGGAATATCTACCTTTGCAGTCAGTCTATAAATACCAGCAGGGGCATAAATAGGTTTGCCTGCTGCAAGAGCAGCCACTAATCCGTTAGTGTCATCTGTAATACCGTCTCCAACCGCACCATAGCTACGAATATCTACAAAGTCATCGTATATATCAAGAGTAGCCCTTGCTTCGGCAGAGTTATTATCGTCAAATAACGTCTGGATATAAGAAGTTACATTGACATCATTTATCTCAACCGGCTGTGCGTTCTGTGCGTTCGTTACTGTCGGCACTCCATTCTCGTCAAAGCCAAGCCAAGTATTTGCCCTGTCAATATAGTTCGGCAAATTCATATCACAAGCAGGGTCAGTATCAGGAAGCCTTAGACTTCTGCTATTTCTATCCCATAAATCTTGCGTAATTCTTTGCAGTTTATCTAATCCTGCCACTGTTGATGTTGAATTTATAGCCGCAGGTACAGTTTCTTGCGTATTAGTTATCTTTCTTTCTACTGCAATTTTATAAGTGCTTTCAATAGCAGGGGTAATAGTAATTACTCCACCTTCAAGATAACTTGAGCCTGTGTATGTTATGGTATAATCCGTATCTTTTATAAGCAATTCCGGAACACCGGTAGAAATCAACTGCTTATAAACATAAATTTCCGACGCAGAATAGCAAGGAATTGTAAATGTAAATGTGGTCGCAGAGCCATTACAGGTAAAAAATTCCCTTACTGTTTCGCCCGACGATACAGTACCGTAAGAGATAGAAGCCATTAACAATACTATGAGTAATACTTTTTTCATTTTAATAGTCCTTTTTAAACCATTCAATTTGAGTAATATATTTTGTAGGCACACCATTGAGAATCAGAAAATTCTCAAAAGTCCCAGTTATTCCTTTTCTTAGATTAACAGTAGATTTCTTTTTTCCCATATCAGTTCCGTTTTGGATATATTCGTCATTGAATAAATAGTTTATACCTTTGGCCGTTTGATAAGCGTGAAGCATTATATCTTCTACCATAGCCATAGAAATTGTCGAAAAGTTTGGTTGCGAAGTATTAAACCCTAACATTGCTTTTGCTATCCTTGCTGATGGATAACCTATGAATGGCAAACTGGCTATTGGGTTAGTAATTATATTGGCAATAACGTATTTTGCTTCTGGCTCTTTGCCAAGTCCTAATCCAACAATGGCTCTCATTATTCCTTCCAATACAGAAGCAAGAATAACAACATTTCCTACATTAGCAGCCGCTCTAAATTTAGATATTTCGCCATATCTCGCAAGCATTAAATTCCTATATGTCATTCTCAATGATTGGTCAACAAAACTACGAAATCTTGATAATTCCCTTACAAGCATATTACGAGAACCAGTATATGCAGATTTATTTTCTGGATAAAAAGATGGTTGTGTCATTGACATTAAATAATCAGCCCTATCATTAAAAGCCTTCCAGAACTGCGGTGTACCATATTTCAAAAATTGCGGGTCAACTCCATATTTCTGCCACCATTCACAAGATATTCCATCTAAATTATTATCTGACATTTCCGCAAGAGTTATATTTCCAGCTTGTGCAACAGACCACAAATCGCCTTTTTTAAGTAAATATAATCCATCATTAGACAATGTTGTTTTCCCTAAAAATACCTGTCTAATATGTGAATGCGAAGCAACAGAACTATGCCCAGATATTTCTTCGTATCTTGCTGCGAAACCAGACCAATTTTTAATAAAGTCCTGAATCAAAGTCGCATTATTTTTAGGCCTTATAGCTCTCATATATTTATGGGATACTTCTGTATCATAAGACGAAACAGTCAACCATTGCAACCCAGAAACCTGAATTGTAGCCATAACGGCATAGGCAGTATTATTTGACAAAAAAGATACCGCTCGTTCAAGATTTCCGCTTGGCGGCAATATGGTTCTTTGTATAGTACTAATTCTATCATCAAATTCTTTAAGTATAAATTCACCACCAGCGTTCTTTATTTTTTTTCGCAAAGGTTTATAGTTCGTAATAGACCTTAATTTTCTTACAGATTCCGACATACCGGAAAAAGTGGCGGTTATTCTTAAATCTTCTGCAATCGAAGTAAATATATCTCTTATGGCAACTGGACGATTAGAACCTTCTCTTTCGTGTATAAGCCTGCCTTCTTCGTCCATTATATGGTCTCTGACAAATTCCTTACCAGCAACTCCACCTTGTTTAATATACTCAACGTGCCATTGGTCATTGATAGTAGCAATATCAATACCGTCAAGTTTCCTACTGGTATTGTTTATCAGTTGGCGAGTTCTTTCTTTGTATTTTGATAACCCCTCACAAAAAGCAAAAGCCGCCCTATCCTGTCTGACTGTATCTAAGATTTCTTGTATTGATTCTCTTGGGAGCATTCCTATTTCGTGGTCAACAGAACCAATGCCATTCTTGATAATTTGTCTAAAGTGATATTTGTCTTTTGATGCCATATAAAAATACATCAACTCTGACATAGTGAAAGGATATTGTTTGTCATTTATGGTTATATAATGCAAATTTACATCTTTACCAAATTTCTCTTTATATTTTGTAATTAAAGGATTATCAAGATATTGCATAGACCTCGACCAATCAGCCAAAGTTTCTGCTAATATTTGATTATCTATAATAATTTTGCGAAGAATGTTTCTTAATTCGATTTCATTTTGTATGGTTGTTCTTCTTGCCTCGTTTATGATTTGAGTTATTGGTTGCCATTTACCCCATAAGGTAGTGGAAATTTCGTGAATACTATGATTCTTTACGGCTACAAGTCCGTCCCAAATACCCTGCCAAAATCCACGTTCAGGTTTAAATCTTATAGTGTTAGATTCTTTTGTAGTAAGTTTAACATTTGCAACAAGTCCATTTAGCTCATTTTTCATTTGTCGAGCCATTTTGGCCTCTGTTAGTTTGCCAAAGGTTTTGGCTGTATGCAAATATCTCATCATTGTATTGTTTATATCCCTTAATTCAGATGAGGACAAATCAGCTATATTCATTTTGTCTATATTTTCAATACTCTTAATAAGAGACTTAGGCATTAACGCCTCTGCGTATTCTGAATTAAAGTTATCACCGATATTACTTTTTAATCCATTAAGATATGTTTGCGCTCTTTTTGCGGCGTTTAATTTTTTAGTACCTATAGATGTATAATTACTAAGAATGCCTTGTAATGCTTCTAATGACTGTACGGGCAAACCACCTTCAGCCAATCTTTTCTTACTCGCCCTATTAACAAAAGTTTGCAATTTTTTAAATTTAGATATTTCATTCTTTTGGGATTGTTTTTCCTTAACCATTTCCACAACGCCAATAGTGGCTATTTTATCTTTTTCGGTTTGAGCAAGAACAGCCTTTTTAAGAATTGAATTACGTTGAGATTCTGTTATATCAAGACCTTCTAATTGGGTTTTTGTATATTCTATTATATCCTGTCCAATATCTTTTATATCTTTGACCGTTTTGGCAACTGCAAGCCTTGTATGTCTTGAAACGGCCTTGAATACATAATTTAGCAATTTAGTATGGGTTAACGTTTCAATATCTTGAGATGTAGGCAGGTAAGAAGTTTCTTTTGTTGCAGAAGTTTTTATAATACCTGTATTTAATCCGTTGGATAATTGAATAGCCTCTTTTTTGCTTAATTCTGTTTGTATTTCGTTCTGCGTAATCCAATCAACGACAGTATATTTGCCGTTTTCCTGCGAAATTATACCATATTGAGGAGATGTATCAATCATAGTAGAAATATCAGTCTCAATATCAATATCCATAGTTTCTATCTCAAGATTGTCTTTTATGTCTTTTTGGGAGATATTGTCGTTTTGTTTGTCTATCTCTATTCCATTTTCCGCTCTGGCTGCGTCAGGGGGGGCAATCTTGCCCACAATCGGTTTTGTAGCCCCCATGGGCATTGTAGTGAGCGGAGCAGTGTCCTGCTTTTTAATCTCATCTTTTAAAATATCTTGAATAGATTGTATATTTAATGCTACGTCTTGAATTTGAGATTTTATCTGATTTTCTGATACTTTGCCAGCGATAGAACCAATAGAAGTATAAAACATACTCTGAAAAGCAGTGTCCCTTGCAAGCTCTAATACCCTATTTGTTATTTCGTCCCAATCTAATTCTCCAGAATCATTACGTGGAACATTACCAGAAAGAATGGCCTCAACAACTTCTTGCGGTAATTCCTCTCTAAAGATTTCTCTTAATGATATTTTTGTAAGAGAACCCGTAAATCCAAGAAGCCTTCCCTTAAGATTTGACGGATAGTATTTTTTTACACCACCGCCACCTAATTCCAATGCACCTAATATAGTTCCACCTATAAATCCTCTTATCTTTGCAGAACTTTCGGAAAATCCTTTATCCAATAAACTTTGATATATATGAGAGCCACTATAAGCGGCAGATGTCAAGAATATGGCGGCATTTCCACCAACAAGACTTGTCGAAATTGCCATTGACATAAAAGGTACATTTTCAAAAAGACCATTTATCATCTCGTCAAATTGATTTCTGCCATATACATCTTGTTCTGGCATATCTAATGTTTGATAAAACGCCCTTGATGTTTTTGCCATTTTATTGGAAATTTCCTTAAGGGACGTAGAGTTTGACATTGAACCAACTATATCGGTCATAAGAGATGCTGAACCTAATATGGCAACGTCCAACGATGTTCCACCTCTTCTATACGATTTTGCGGCCATCTTCATTCTAAACAAAAGTGCATTGTCAGTATTATTATTGCGATTAACCGTCTTTTCTTGCCAATTTTCAAAAGACGCAACTTGTTGTTCTCTTTCTTTAATTAAGTCAGAATATCTATTTATTTCAGCAAGTTTCCTATCTTTATCATTTTCAGCAGACCAGTAACTTTCAGCAAATTCTTTTTTAGATGGGTCGTGTTTATGCCAATTACTAAATATCTGTTTCCTCTTTAATGATTCTCCAAGTATCAAATTTCTATCTATTGCACCGGACAAGAAATTTATATCTGTTTGTCCAGCAACACCAAGTCCATCTTGACCAACTCCATCTTGTTGCGCAAGAATGGGGGTTTTTCTACTTTTTACGACTTCTAATTGCTGCTCTTCTTCTTTTATTTTGGCAATCGAAATAGCTTTAGCATTATCCCATTTAACTTTTATGGTATTCGAGGAATTAGGACTGTATAAGTCTTTTACGACTTTATTTAAATCGTATTTTTCGCCATAGGCACTATTCAAAATAAAAGGTGTCATCGAAAAGGCTTCGCCTATTGGCTTGTTATACATTTCTGCCAATTTAGTAGCTACAAACATTTTCATTGGCTCTACGCCATCAGGCATAGAATTTATTTTTGCAATCTCTGACGGCTCAATTCCGACAGACAACTGGTCTGCGATAGATTTGTTATATCGCCGTATATTGTCTAATTCTATATCCTGCCTTAGTAATTGCAATTCATTCATTATTTATTCTTTTTATTTTTGTCTTTATCTTCTTGTTTCCAATAATCAACCAAATCCATAATCTCTCCAGCCTCAAAATCTTCTGGTTCTCTTCCTTGTTTTATAAGTTGAATCAATTTATCGTGTCGTGATTCCCAAGTAGTTTCATCAAGAATGGTTTTTGTGAAATCTTCTGCGCCTATATTTAAAAATGTCTGGCTAAACCAACCTTTATAAAAACCAGACGTATCAGGCTCAAATTCTTCGTTGACAACTTTCCAGATTTCATTTGATGGTCTTTTCTCAAGAACCATATCTTTTATTTTTCGCTTTAGTCCTATTCTAAATTGAGTTAACGAAGCCGACGCTTCCGGCCTCTGCAATAATCCTATCTTACTATTTATAACAGAATCAAGAGATTGCGTTCTTGTATCTATATTGTCGTTATAAACAGAAATAGTCATTTTCAAATCATCACTTAATTTTCTATTAAGTTCATTTTCATTGGCAATCTTTTGATATTGCGACCGAGATAATCCTTTTGCGAAATTAGTAGTAAGTTCTTCTTGCGTATAATGCTCACCAGACGATAACTTTTCCATCATAAAATTATACGTTATGTTATCGCCAGAATCAAGATTGTTAGTAGCTATTCTTTCATTTATTAGTCTCGAATTTTCTGATACGTTTGGAAGCAAGTCTGTTTCCGTTATCGCCATTCCTTTTATAGCAGATTCTGCTATTGATTTAGATTGCGATTCGGTAAGTGCCTTAAACTGTTCTGTTTTCTGTGTCTGCCGTTCAGCTATCTGCGCCCTTAATGTTCTATTAAACGAAAATCTATCTTGCTCGTCAATAAAAGTAGATTCTCTTATGATTTTCTTGACACTATTTATATCTTCTGGAGATTGTGTTTCGGCTGCATTATTTATCATCGCAAATATATTATTCTTCTCTTTGTTTATATTTATTATCTTTGTATCACTCTGATACATCAAATCAGATATTTCAGGGTCAACCAACTTGCCTTTTTGCCTATTGTATAAGTCTGTAAGTTTATCTGTTTCGCCAGACTTAACATATTGTTCTCTTAAAAGATTAAACTTTTCAAGTTCACGTTTAGATATTATTGATTCAACGGCAGTTTGAGATTTTATCATCAAGGCTTCTTTGTTGCTTGACATCCAGTTTTTGGCATAATCCTTGCTCTTTGGTAGAGATAGGTTCTCGCCTGCCTTATTTATACCCTCTATCATAGATTCTCTGGCGTTGCCAATATCCTCAAAACTTGCGCTGGGGTTATTATTTACATAGCCCTCAAATTCAGCTTGTGCGGTATCTACCTGTCCTAAAAAAGAATGTATCTCATTGCCTATTTTAGCTTCAACTAAATCCTCGAATATCTTACCAGAAAAACCAGCAATAGACGCACCTGCCGACTGCTGACCGGCTGTACTCGCAAGAGACATTGGCGGTTTAGCCATTTGCACTGTTTGTGGTACTTGATTTCGTTGATATAATTGTATTTCTGCCATTATCTGCCCCAAGCCCTTGTATAAGTAGAACCTATATTATTACCAGTCATTCCTTTAGAAGTATATTGTCCGCCAGAACCAAATCCATATTTTCCTGAACCAAACATTCCACCCTGATAACCCATATAAGCCATACTACCGAACCCACTAACGCCAGTTCCAATAGCGTCCCAAACAGATTGTTTTCTTGCCATTTTACCAGAAGCCTTTTCGTAGGCGGCAGAAGCTCTGTATTGAGCAGATTCCATTCTTCCTGATTCTAATATAAATTCTATATCCTTTGTTATGTCTTCTCTTGTTTGAGCAGCGACAACCAACGGCGCGCCGACATTAAGCATTACTCCGCCAGCAGCATATCCAGCCTTTTGAGACGATACTATTTTACCTCTCTTTTCAGCTAAAATCCTTGATTCTTCAACAGATTTAATTCTTGCGTTTTCAGCAGCTTGAATATCTAAAGCGGCTCTGTAATTGGCAAGTTTTTGCGCGTTTTTGCCTTCCTGTATTTTGCTTGATACCTGCATAGCAGTACCAAATCCTACCGCACCCATAGCCAAAGGCATTGCCAATGCACCCATATTAACTCCTTATCCAAAGCAAGGTATTATTAGTCTTATTAAAACCAAGATGTTCAAGAAAATTACTGTTTATATCCGCATCTGCATAAACCTTGATTAGATTCAGTTTGTCTCGTAATAGTTTTAGGTTGGCTGCTGTGTTCTTAAACAAGGTCAGGGCATTAGATTGCCTTGCCTGTGGTGTTGATAGCACCCACGCCTCTCCTACACCGCAATAACGCATACCACCAACAGCAAATAATTTGCCTTCACTATCAAAATATGATTCTGCAACTCCGGTTGATATATTCAACTGTGCCATAAACCTTTTAGTTTCTTCTGGTAAATTAGCATATTCAGGATAATGCTCTTTATTCTGAGCAATTATAGCCATAAAATCTTCAATTTCCATTGTTTTTTTTGTTAGTATCATTCTAAATCAAAATTTAAAGTAATACCCCTTAATGTAAGAGGCAATGGTTTATCGCTTTCAATATAAATCGTCTGTTTTTTCTTAGAGCCATAAGGCCATTTAGTCATAAACGTACTATCTTCACTACTATACAATTCTATTATAGAATCAGTTTGACTACTACGAAACTGAATAGGTATTAAAGTACTATTTTTTCCACTGCCATATTCGCAATATCCAGTTTGATAAAAATCAAAATCAAGAGTTCTTATTTTCTTACCATAGTATTTATCCTGCGGGTCAATAGTAATAGGCATAGTCTCAATTTTTGTTGTATAAGGCAGTCCGGCCAAAACTATCTTTGATGAATTTACTATTGTTATAGCACCGCTCAAAACCTCAACATCTGGACATACTATCTTATCCGCATATACAGAAACAAATTCACCCTCTAAATGGTCTAATCCTGAAAACGAAGTTGTTGAATCGCCGTTATAGCTAAGTGCAGAATCTAAAAACCATAAATCATTAACATCATTACCCCAATCTAAAGGTTGGAATTGTTCTATGTAATATCTATCCGTACCATCTATTTCTCTCTCTACCTTGCACCAAACTTCATCCTCAGAATTATCAGTTGGTATGATGGCCATATTTTTGAAATTACCATAAGTATTCTGCACAGACCAAGAAACCACTTCCTGTTCTCTTTGGTATGTAAGAGTAGCAATATCCCCATTATTCAGGGTACACCACAAAACAGGATATGGTTTCATCTGAAAATCAATATCAATTATTCCACTTTTGGCTATGTTTTCAGATAATAATGTCAAATCTGGAGAGAGGTATTTATCGTATTGAAGATTGTACGCAAATTCCCTTACTTTAGTACCACCTCTTTCAACGTAAAGAATTGCGTCCCCAACAAGAATAGCCCTCATTTCAGCACTACCATATCTCGACTGCTCCTGATAATTAGGTGTAGTAGGGGTAATTGCCTTACCCTGTTCACCATATTTACCGCAAGATGATGAAGTGCCTATAAGTAAATAGTCCTGCGACAATAGCCATCTGATAGGATTCTGTCCGGGGATTGCCATTGTAAATGAATCCGTATCGTCCGTTCCATCTTCAAAATTATCATAATCATCTGGATTAGCTTCTCCAAACCATACAGTTTGTGGAAAATCATCAGAGCCGCCAAAAATCAATCTCTGCTGGTGGAAACAAACAGTCTTTGGCCAACCCCTTAAATCGCTCCAATATCCCTCTCGCCAGTCCTTTGTTGCACTTGTGCTTGATAATTCAGTTAAAACAGTAGCAGTTACTTCATTGCCATCTACAAAACTTGCTATCCTAACAATACCATTATTAGTTTGATTTGAAACTGTTAGTGTATATCCACAAGAACCACTACTAAACCCACTCATAGTTACTCTATAAACTGCACCATCTTCTTCTTCTTCTGTTGGATTGTCGAAATTAGTATTAGTAAGTGGTGATAATGCGGCACTCCAAGTTACTCCGCCATTGGTACTTCTTTCCAGAGTAATAGTAGCAGAAAATGTACCAGTAGTAACAAATCCATAAGCACCTTTAAAATATGAAGTTTGTATCGATGATTCATTAGCGTCAAGAGTACCTGTATATGTAACCGCAGATAACGGCTGACTTATCTCCCATAATGCGCCAACGTGAGTAGAATACCATATATTAGAATTTGCAATTAAAGTTATTGTGCCATTTGTGCCAGATGGGGTTATAGTCGTATCGGTAATGTTCGACGGTAAAAACGCGCCAGTGGTTATGTTTGCGTCCTCGATAGTCCAGCCTGTATGACCTGTTCTTGTTAATTTTTGTGGCGGGTCTGTGCCATCCACAATATACATAGTGTTATCAGCTTGCGCCCATTGTATATTTTCAAGTTCATTAGAATCAAAATCAGTAGATATATAATATGGTACACTACCATCTAATACAACTCCACCGTTGCGGAAAAACCGCATATATCCATCACCAACTTCGATAATATAAGTATCGCCAGTGGAATACTCAAAAGGTATTAAAATTGCGCAAGGGTCATTGCATTCAGCGATATATTTAGTCCCCGGCCTTCTTGTTATTGCGCCGTGCGCCGTAACAAACACATTTTCAGCCATTCTGCAAGCTGAATTATATTTAGGAAAATCGTTTCTTGCGTCAAGTAGTGGCGTTATCTGGCCAGTATTAAACGATGTCAAAGATGGACTGAATCCAAACGAAACAGACAATAAAAACAATAATATAGATAATTTTTTAATCAACTTCTACCACCTTTATAATCTGGAATAGGGATTATATAATTGTTTAATGTTGAAGCATTATACTTTTTTGCGTCTGGCGCAGTTAATTGTTTATATTCGACAAGCAATGCAGTTCTTTGGTCTGATTTTTTACCTATCATAGAACAAGCCTCTGCCGCCAAAAGAGTTACAACGCACCGTCTTAAAGATTCACTCCATACATTCGGATTAACAACGTCAATAATATATTCAATAAATGCACTATCGCCATCTGAATTTGATAAGTTGTTTGTAAGAAATATACGTCCACTACCAGCTTTATTTGCTATTGTTGTAAATCTATATTCGACCATATCAGACGAACTATTAGATAGATATGCTTCATCAATCTGCCTAAATACCGCAATACAATCAGAGGGCAAATTAAAAGCATAATACCAACTTCCTGTTTCTGGCAAACTTGCCTCTGCTAATGCAGCGCCTAAATCCTTATACCTAAGAGATTCTCGGAATGGGCTTTTGGACATCGCTAAATCAATAATAACCTGTCTTCGGCATATTGGAAGCAACGTTCTGCAAGTAGTAGAAATCTGGTCTGTATCATTTATATCAGAAATTAAACCAGAACCGGACGCTTGGTCTCCACCGCCACCAGTCTTTATAAGAGCAAGATTAGCTATTTCTGTTTCTGTCATATTTCACCTAAATAAAATAAGGGGCAAGTTTCCCTGCCCCTACAAAATTATGGATTTGCGTCAGGTTGAACCATCTGGAAATTAGTTCCATCATATACTGCCATAACAACACTTCCCGCTTCAATGTAATTATCAGGCGGGTCTTGGTCGTGCAAAGACTTCAATGATTTTGCACCAAGAGCATTCACATTAACAGTACAAGCACCAGTATTTGCCGTAGTAGCCGTGAATACAATCATCATACCAGTAGAATATGCAGTTGGCACTGGCGATAGCGTAATCACATAAGTATCGCTTGCCTCTGCATCGGCAGCAAAATTGAGGTTGCCAATAAGAACACTGCCTAAAACTTTAGTACTGTCCTTTGCTGAACCAATAATAAGAGTATCTGCCGTTGTATCATCGGTAGCAATGTTAATAGCGTTGCCGTGAGTGTTTGTGCCAATGTTAATTATAGAACCAGCAGAGCCGCCATTGATTGTTAAATCGTCAACAGATGTTATTGCCAAGTCTCCTGTACCAGATTGGATAGTTGTCGCAGATGTAGTATTCGTACTGCCAAGAACTACCGTCTGTGCGCCAGCACCATTACCTATATTGACCGTATGCGCACCAGAACCAGTTGCAATATCGACCTGTGCAGCGGCACTCGACTCACCAAATTTCATAGTTCCGGTTTGAGCGGCATCACCAACCGTAATAGTTGTAGCAGCAACACCATCTATCGTGATGTTTCCAGTACCAGCTTTTAAGGCAAGCGAACTCGCGCCTGTTTCGTTACCAACAGTAATAACCTGCGCGACAGCATTTGCGCCTATATTAAAAGCACCTGCCGATGTCATTGTAATAGCGTCAGTTGAAGTAAGCGTCAAATCACCTGTTCCAGACTGAACGGTGGTAGAGGCCGTTGTATTCGTAGAGCCTAAAGTAGTTGCTTTAACACCAGCACCAGTACCGACATTTATGGTCTGTGCAGATGCACCAGTTGCTATACTAACCGTGCCGGTAGTTGTTCCGCCACCAATACTCGTGGTAGCAGTTGATGCCGTGTCGTTTATGCTTGTAGTTCCAGCAACCGTAAGGCCGGTTACGCCAGAAACAACGCCAGCGGTAGAAACGTCCCAAGTAGTTGTAGATACTTCGGCAGTACCAGTACCGCCGCCAATAACAGTATTGACCGTGTCTCCATTTGTAATTACAACACCACCAAGATAGGCTGCACCGTCAACATCATAACCGTATAGACCAACAGTTTCAGCGGTGGTCGTACTCGATTTAACACCCTTTCCGGTCGCAAGAGTTAAATCATCAGACATTGCCATTGTACTAACTCCGCTTATTGCACCGGCAGTTGAAATGTCCCAAGTAGAACTGCTTACTGCAACCGTACCTGTTCCATTACCAAGAGTCGTAGTGCCGGTAGTTGCAAGGGTAGATGTCGCAACACCTGTAACAGTAGCCAAACCCGCACCAGTTATGTTCCAAGTGTCATCAGTACCCTCAATATCTTTACCGGCAGCCAAACCTTGAATATCAATACTGTTTCCTGTTCCGGCATTGGTAATAGTCATTCCTTTTGCGGTAGCAGTATCGGACTGAACTAAAGTAAGTGCTGTATTGTTAGCAGCATTTGTAGCGGTCAATGTAACTGCACCAGCGTCAACAGTAATTCCTGCACCACCATCATAAGCGGTATCTAAATCAGTTACGGTCGTCGCGCCAACAGCCGACCAAGACATTACTCCGGCATCAGTTGACGTTAAAACATACCCAGATACGCCCGGATAAGCAGTAGGCAAAGTGTAAGTCAAATTCGCCGATTGATTACCACCCTGAATTTTAGTCCAATAGGTAGCACCTGTACTCTCAAGTATTTTAAGGCTTGTAAGTGCAGGTGTATCTACGAAAGCAGCCTCAATCTCGTTAAGAGCAAGGTAAATCGGGTCGTATGTTTTTGACCCGCTCAATGCCGATTGCATATTATCAATATAATACCCACCATCATAAGTAAGACCAAAGCAGGTCGAACCTATAACGATAAGTATTAACACTATAAGTTTTTTCATATTTTTACTCCTTAAAATTAGGCAGGCAGACATTATTTATCCACCTGCCTTTTTACGTTAATTATTAGCTTGGTAATGTAACATTAGAATCAACAACCTGCGCGTGATACAAAGACGGTGGTTCACTGTTAGACAACATAGTGTTGACCGAAATCGTAGCACCGTCAGAAATTACATTTATAACACCAAGATACCTGTAAGTCGATGTAGCAATATCTCTAATCATCTTACCGATATTCAATGCCATAATGTGATTTCCGGCAATAGCAAGTCTTGAATCTGCATATCCAGTAACCGTTACAGATACCAATTCTTTGTTGGTATCAAGAGTAGCCGCAGTTGAAACGACCCATTGAAACTGGTATGTATCTGAACCATCTCCAGTTGCAATAACAGCAGTATCAACTATCGCCCACAAATCCGTAAGACCGGCATAATTCAATGCCTGTAAATCAATCACATTCGTGGAATCTGTCGAACCGGCAGTTAATGCCTGTGCTACCGACAAATCGCCTATTTCTGGTTTTATCATTGTTATTTTCCTTTAAAATTTAATGTTAATAAGTTAAGCGGCACTAACAACGGTTTCGCCAGAACCAATATCGTGGTTAAGAGCGTCCATACGCATAATAATTATGTTAGAGCCAATCATTGGAAGTTTTGTCCTGTAAATGTTTTCTTCCGACTGATATACGAAAAGTTTGTTATTGGCTGCTATAACGAGCTTTGCGTAAAGCCTTTCGTCGCAGAACAACAACCAAGGCGCGGCAAGTTCAGTTACGTTTCCATTTACAGAAGCCTCAATAATAGAAGCCTTTGGTGCGTTAATAATACTTGCCTCAATGATTGTATTAACTAAATCTGCGCCCGGCGCATCACTTACGCCACAGGCAACATTACAGATTCTTTTTACAGAAGTCATATCTTTTACGCAGATACCTTTCTGTACCATAAACTCAATCATTATGTCCCATCGATGCTCATCTGCGCTTGTGCCAAGACCAGTAATAAGCTGTTCGCCCTTATCTTCCATCTCAATACCAAGTGTTGGGTGATTCCCGTTATAAAGAGAGTGAACAGTGTTAAGTCCGGGCTTCATAAGCCAGCAACTTCTTAAATCATTACCAGAACCGCCAGCAGAGAAACAGAACTTATTATCATAAGTCGTCCAAGGCGCACGATACATAAGACCAGCAACACTCTGCGGGTTAGCGGCACTACCACCAATGAGCATATTAGTTACAGACTGGTTCATCATTGTAACGTGATTGCTCTTTTCACTCCTAAGCAACTGCTGGCCAATTTCAGGCTTTTCAGTTGTAAAAGTATCTTTTGGTGCTTGGTATGTTGAACGAATAGTCGCAAGACCCTCTACAAAAGGCTCTCTTTCCGACTTTGAACTTTTCCAGCTTCCACCAATATCTACAAAGTAGCCGGTAGGCAGTTGGATAGTTCTTAAACCGTGATGCGTAAGGCCGTTGTTGGCCGGAAATGCCGGTACATACTTTGAAAAATCGTCAAACTCAACGAGAGTATTAACGACATTGTCAATAGCAGAACCGTTAGGCAATTTGAATTTAAGCGCATCATATATATTGCCTATCGTTACTAAGGTGTTTGTTGCCATAATTACATTACTCCTAAATAGTATTAAAATTTATTATTTAACCATTTCGGAGAGGTGTCTCTTTCGAGGCTCGTCCTTGCACTTACAAACCGTGCCAAGTTGCCCTACTTTCAGGCAAGCACAAGGCTCAACTATCGTTGAGGTGTCTTGAGTTTTTTTTTATAATTTTGAAGTGGTATCTCTTTTAGAGGCACTTCAATAGAAAAATTAGCTCTATATTCCCAGCAGATTTTATTTTTATCAACAATAGCTACTTTATTAACAGTGTTTTCTTCGCCAAGAATAGTGGTCTTGAACGTATTAAAAAAACCACTTTCGCAACTATTGACTTGGTATTCTTTTTTTAGATAGTCTTCAAAATCCTTAAAGAATACCTGACATACCGATAGATTTACATTCGGACACAAAGTAAAATCGCTTTCCTTTACCGAGAACAAAAAAGTCAATATATTGTTATTTGTTTTGGTAGATTTTATCATTTATCCCACCCCAAAGCCTTTGAAGTACTTGGAAGTTCCTGAACAACAGTAACCTTTTGCACCACTGGAACGGGTTTCCCACCGCCATCTCCTTTTACAGTAGTCCCCTCACCAGCCTTTTCTCTTGCCAATGTCATAAGGCATCTCGCCAGTACCGACTTGCGAATAAAACCTGTATCAGCAAGCTCTGTTCCAACCTGCTCATATTCAGCCTCTGTAAGGCCAAGATTGTTTTTGAACATTCTTTTTACAAGTTCGCTATTTTCAGCAACCTTTTCTTTTGAGCCAAAAAATGCAACAAGTTCATCATTTGTTTTTGCAGCTTCATTTAAAATGCCCTGCTCGTAATTTTGTTTTATTGCAAGGATTGCATTGTTATAAAACTCAACATTTTTCTGGACAATCTCTTTTGGAGTATGATTATCGACTACGAATTTTTTATAAGAAGCTATAAGATTATTATCCATCTTTTCACCCTCTGGCAGTCCAGCGGCAAAATTAACATCTGATAAATCTTCTTCTTTTTCAATACCGCCAAGTTCTTTATATAGATTCTTTTTGTACGCAACTATATCTTCTTCCTTTGCGTCTTTAGCGGGTTTTTGTATAACATTTTCCAGCTTCTTGCCAACTATCTTTATGGCCTCATATCCACCCTTTATCGCATCTGCTTCGCTTTCATATTTAGCGTATGCAGATTTCATTTCAGGAGACCAATCTGTCTTGGATTCAGTCCAGTGTGCGGTTGTTGCTGGCTGTGCAGGCTGCTGTGCAGTCTGTGTTGTTTGTTCTTGGTTTTCTGTTGACATTATTTCTTTCCCTTCAAATTGTCTGATTTACTTGCAATGGTTATAATCCATTGCGAAAAACGTTTAAACATTTTTCTTTTAGGCGATTCATACGGCGATTCATACACAGAACCTGCCATTTTGTTCATAAGTTCAATCCATTTACTTTCTGTACCAAGCATTTCAAAAATTTCTTCTACCATATCATTATGTAAAGCAATATCTTCTGGTGTTTTCAGAAGCCTGAAACACTTTTCAAGCCTATACGCAAGGAATCCGTGTCCTGCTTGCTGATAAGCCCGTATTAACATTTGTTTTTTATTCACTTGCCGCACCTGCCAAAGAACCCAATACCGAATCCGGCTCTACTTTCCCAGAAATGCCTTTTGCGGCCTTTGCCATTTCAATCATCTTTGCAGTTTCTGCATTTTGCTGATTCTGCTGATTCATTACATCAAGTTCGGATTCATAATCTTCTTTTGTTTTTATATTCTTCATCTCAAAACCAGTGGCCTTGCAAATAGATTCAAAAGTTTCATAACCCTTAACCGCTAACTTTAATTCAGGGAACAACTGGAATAATGGAGAAGCGGCTTCAAATGTCGAAAGTATAGGGTCTAATGATTGCTGGCTTCTTTGCGCCCTATTTAGCAACCCCATAAATTGAGGAACAATGCCAATAGAGTTTGTTTGCTTTTTTAGGTTAGACATTATAACGTCTTTGATATTTTCTATTATATCAGGCGCAAATGCGCCCCTGCCAGCCCGATATTCAATATCAACACATCTCGAATCCATATCAGACATACACTTACTATGAGATTCAATAGCAGGACTTAACAGTGTTGATTTTTCTCCAGCCATTTGCCATATCTGCGTAGCCGTTAATGGTTGCTTTTTCCCCATGGCTATTTGAGAGAATATATAAAACTGGTCAACGTGAAAATGACGCTTGCAAGATTCCGCCAACGCCATTGAAAGTTTTTCGTTATATGCTAAGTCGCCAATTAAATCTAAAGCCTTTGGTGGTCGGTCATATTCCTCTTCACTAACAGCGGTCAACCCCTCTGGTGTGAATTTAATTCTATTCATCATTTCGGAAAGAACAATACGAGGCGGTCTGTTCTTTAATTGGACATTCTCAAGAAAGTTCTTATGCACCTGTTGTAATGACAGACAATCATAAATAGCGTCATAAGCAGGAGTTCTCGATAGTGCCTCGTAAGGTTTTTTATCGTAATCCCATACAATAAAAGGCCTTGTAAAATATGGTTGAGTTATTAACGGTTTATTTTTATCTTTGTCGGTAACTTCTTCAAAATAAACACTTAACCATTGCTGTCCGCCTAACGGCTTTGGCAAACCAGAAAATAAATCATCATCAGCCCTAAACGCAGCCCTTATAACCGTCCATTCCTGACTACCCTGTCCTGAATCAAGAGTAGTATTTAAAGACGTGCTTAATATCTTCTGTCTTAATGCTTTTCTTTTGGATTGGTCTGGTTCTACTTTTGCAATAAACTCATCGTAAATTTGCTGCGCAGTCCAAGTTGTGTCTTTTACAATAATTCCTGTCGGTTCATTATATTTATTATAGAATAGTGTAACGTTTTTGTAGTATTCAGGCAAAAACTTAATAACGCCGCTTACTGGGTTCTCTTCCTCAATAAACATCACCGGCGAACCAATAGTAACTGAATCAAGTGTAAATTGAGGCCATACTCCATAAATGTTAGATTCTCGATATACGGATGTCATATGTTCTCTAATATCCTGACACCATACATCAATTTTATCAACCCCCCTTAATTCTTGTTGTTTCATTGAATATGAAATCCAGTCGATATTGGCACTTATCGTTGTTCCCTGAAAACCTGTTGCGAATACTCTTGCCGCCCAAGCCGGAGTTCCTTCGTAAATATCCTGACCGAAAAAATCACCATCTTTACCAGTGTCAATTCCTAAATCCGGTCTAAAATAACTAACGACAGTATCTCTGGCGGTATTAAATTTAGAATAGACATTAGCGCGCTGATTTAATCTGTCGTATATTCTGTCGTATAAACTTAAATCTTCAAACATTACAATCCTAACAAACCTTTAGTTCCAAGTTTCAATCCGCCCCAATTTTGAGTTAATGTAGAAGCGGCAAGCCTTCGATTGGTTTTTTCCTTTTCACTTAACTGTTCAAGCGGTTTAGCCGTAACAGTTTTTCCACTTTCAGCCTTAACGGACGGTAGAGAAACACTGCCACTGCCGCCCATCATACTACCGGCAGCTACTGCACCACCAACCAACAAAGCTGGAAAAAGTAACGCACCCATATTATTTCCTTAAATAACCCTTTTTAAGCCACGAGTTAAAATTCTATTATCATAAGGATTACCCTGACTATAATTATTCAAAAGCTTAGCGGTCTTTTCAGTTTTTCGTAATCCCCATATTCCATAAACAAAACTCAATGCTTGGTCTGGAGAACAACCAAGAACCTTACGGACATCATCATTAGGTATCAAAATTATTTTACCACTTTGCGGTTGAATCTTATACCTGCTCAACGCTATTAACTGTCTCTTTATTTCAGAATTAGTTATAGGCGGTATTTTACATTTCTTAATCTGCTGTGATACATAATTTACCGCTAATGCCTTCATATTGTGATACTGGTCGTCATCGGTCTTAGCAGAAGATATAAAATACTGAACATTATATCCAGAAACGTCAACCTTTAGCATATCAGCAACGCCTTTGCCATTTCCAATACAGTCAACTATAAAATTAGTAGTACCAAGTTCCCTTGCAACAGATTTACATTCTGAAACGACTTCAGATGTTAAAGTTAATTTTATGTTCTTTTCTATCTTGACTGCGCCATTTTCAATACCCTTAATTGAACATACATCGCCGCCAAAAGCGGGGTCAACGGCAACTATTCTATTAAATTGACTAACAGGAGTAGTATCACGCTTAACAATAGCCAATTTGTCTAAATCAGCAGAAGTTATCATAGTCATATCTTCCTGCGTTACTCTCCGACACAGATACTCCGAATCATATTGAGAGCGTGGAATAATACCATCTTCGACATCCTTGAGAACTTTATCTAATTCTTCTTTACTTATAATTCCACTTCTTTCAGCACTTATTCTTGAAGCATACCATTCAGGCATACACTTCTTAGCAACTCCATCTTCCGGCAATTCGCCAGTTTCAAGAACACAAGCAGCCCTATCAAACATCTGTGTAGTCTGATTACTACCATTGGGAGTATAAAGGAACATAGCCCATCTGCGCCTGTCCCTACCCTCTTTAGTATCGCCAGACATAATAGGCCTCAAAATTTCAGTCCATACATTAAAATCGTGCAAAAAGAACTCATCAAGAATAACACCATCAAAATCAACACCACGAATGCTATCAGGCTCGTCAGAACCACAAACCTTTATCATAGAACCATTTGCAAATGTTATCAACATTCTCTGTTCATTCTTTTCCCACTTTATTTCACCTTTGCTCGGTAAAGCACCCCATAACATCGTAGGGTCGTCCCAAACAACATTCCTCGCCCAAACCTGCGTAGGAGCTATATATAAATACTTGGATAGAGAATTCCTATAAGCCTCTCTAATAGCAAGGTTTATGGATAACGTAGTTTTCCTGCATCGCCTGTGCCATTCAAGCATATAGAATCTGTTAACGCCATTGTCAAAATCTACAAGAACATCAAGAGAATACTTGCTCAATCTTGTCGTAAATTGCTCATTCGGTATCATTAAAAGCCCTGCGACACATAACTATCGAATTTCTTAAATCAGCTATACTCAATTTCAAATCACTCTTAGCAGAATACTGTTCACTATTAGATTGCATCAACGAATCGCAAAATTTATCCATAATATCGCAATATCGGTCGAAAACGTAAAATTGTTTTAAATAATCATTCATTCTTTTGGAGTATTAAAGTCGGGAATTAGCCCTGCTTGCGTTAAATTAGAATCGCAAGGAAAATAAATAGCCAAAATTAAAAAACTACATTTCTTCATTATTCTTTCTCTTTCAAATCCCTAATTACTCGCCGAAACGTGAACCTTAAACCTAATAGTAGTATAACTGTTCCCACTCCAACTCAATGTAAAACGACTACTAACATCAGCACCACCATAATTACTGCCATCAACGTCAGACAATTTTATAACGTGTATATCATTAACATCCATACTACTATTATCGTAAAATACAAAACCATCCTCATCAACCAACAATACATCTATGCCATTCGCATCAGTACCAGTACCAACCAACCCTATCCACTGCAAACTACCCTCAATAGGCTTAGTATGCAATATCTCACTACCACTAACCATATTACTGTCTATCACAATGTCATAACTACTCGTCCCACCCTTGCGATTTGAACTCACCGTCGTGTACCCACATGCAAACAAAAACACTACCACAATTATTATCAATTTACGCATAAATTTGTCCTTTATCCAAAAATTATTTCCAAAAAATTTTAATTTTGTCTTTTATTCTATTCCAAAATTGTCCACAATTCCAAAAATGGCACGGAAATGAAAAAAACGATTTACACATTTGGCCGATTGGAAAAGTCGGGGTACCCCCTCGCCAGACCAGAAAATAGCTTTGCTTATACCCGATTTTAGCTTATGCCAGAAACAGTTTAAATGCCCCGTGTTTGTGTTTGTTTTACGGGGTAGATTGATATAGCCCGAATCATTATCGTTGCTCATATTCGATTGTAGGCGTCGAGTTTGTTTATCTTGATTTACCGATATTGAATTAGACATTGATTAAAGCCTCTTGAATAGCACTACTTGTGGTTTAACCTGTTGGATTTGCTGGACTTGCTTAAAGGCAGCTATCATCTCACCTAATTGCTTATTGCCTGCGGCTATGTCTGCACCGTTTTTTTTCTCTATGCCTAATTTAACTAAATATCGAGCATTATTTATAATTTCTTTTATTGTAATATCAGTTTTTTTCTCAATTCTGGCCATACCTTTGTTGATTTCGGCTTTTATGTGAGGTTTGGTAAGGTTTTCCGAAGCTATTGCTTTAGCTGTGTCATTATTGAGGGGTTTGTTTTTTTTACCATAACCAGCCTTTTTTACGGCATTTATACCATTTTCCCCTTTTAATATGTTTTCAACAAATTTTTTTTGTTTTATTGTCATATATATCTTATAATTTAGCTGTGGATAGACCTATTTATATACTGTCGTTTTTGGCTTTTGTTGTTTTGTGTTGATTTTTTGCACATTGTGTTGTTTTTAATCAACGTTGATTTTCCTTATTATTTTGACAATAACGTGGTTTTTTGATTTTTCGTTGTTTTTTATGTTTATAATAATCAACATACTTGCACAATATAACTGTCTGGATATTGTCTGTCAAGTATAATTTTATAAATTTTAAGTCGTTGTAATTGCTGGACTTATAATAATTTTAAAAATTATTTTATAATTTAATTAAGCCGGTATGATAATTGGTCGATTGGTTGCTATATGTATATGTGTATTTAACAATTAAACTAATAACCTTTTTTTAAGGGGTAAGTTATGAGAGCTACAACCAGCTATGAACGTTGCCAAAAATGCGGAAAACTGTTTTCGCACCGTAAGTCCGAGATTATCGACGAGGTCAACAGCGGCGTTTATCGCGGGGTCGACGGTTTTTACTGCTGGTGCGGCGGCAAAATTGTAGAGGCAGATAATTTAAAAGTAGATGAAAACGGACAAATTTATTGATTATTTTTAAGGGGTAAAAAATCAGCTTGTCAATCTTAACTGATTTTTCTACCCTGCCGCTTGAGAAACGACAGGGAATAAATACCAGTTAAACAATAACCTTTAATTTATCAGACAAAAAAGGAGAATTAAAAATGAAACCGGAAACAATCACAGGATTGAACTTTTGGCCAGCAGACAGCGATGCGACTATGCACTACGGTGAGCATCTTTTGAACAAGATAGATACTATCATCAAAAGCGTTAAAGCGACAGAGTTGCAAACTTATAAGGAACTGTTTGCTTTTACGCTCGACAGGGATAGTCAAGCAGTCCTTACCATCGCTCGCACAATGACGACGGCTCGTGGAGGTCGTTTTTCGACAACCCCGTCCTACCGCAGCCAAGACAGATATGCTTATGAAGTTAAAGTAGGCGATGAAGTTTTTGAAAGCGTATCGGCGTTTAAAAAAACTATGGCCACTCTCGCTGGACAATGGGTCGGTGCAAGACAGATATAGAGTATCTCACGAGTTGGTACGATTATTGACGATGAATCGTTTATAATTCAATGTTTCTAATCGCTCATTAGAGCTATCTAAATCAAATTACAGGCTATATCTCCGCTTGTGGCGGGGATTATGGCTAAAAAGTAACTAAGGGCTTAAAATTGAAAAGGAAGTGTAAAATGTACACAAAAGGAAAATGGATAAACTAAAATCAGACGACAAAATCACTTTTAGAGTACGCGCCTTGTCGGTTTATGCCTATGGAATCGCCGAAATCTTAATGAATCACCGAGAAAAAATCGACACGGCTTATGGGGAAAAAACATACGAGGGAATTGCCGACTTGATTTTGAGACAAATAAGCGATAATAGAATTACCGCCGAATCATAAAACCTTAACAGCCTAACCAAACGACCGATTAGGCTATGTTTATCGCTCTATTTACTTTAAAAACAACAACAGTCAAGTATTCCTTGACAGTTCACCGTCGGGGCTTTGCGACCGGCTAAAACCTAAAAATGAGCCGACAGTCAAAAAGCCCTGTTCTTTTTAATTGTAAAATTTCAAAATATACTTATACAATTCTCGCAGTTTTTTGTCCGATAACCGCTTTGGCTTTGGTCTTTTTGCTTTCATATATTTAAATGTGTACAAATGTCTTGTTGGTCATAAAACCCAAAATATGATTAACAAGCCTTTTTAAAATTCCAGCCGGTTATTCCGGCTTAGCACAAAAAACAGCGATTTGCTGATTTTATGCGATTTATAATTGCCTAATCATACAAAAGAAAACAGACAATATCAAGAAAAAAATAAAATAAATACTTGACAACCAAATAATACGGGATAAGATGTTGTCATGATATCGTTAAAGAAAAGATATTACCGTTCCTTTTTAAGACCACAGCAGACACTCTGCGCGGTATCACACTTAATCAGGAACGGTTTTTTTAGGTGTCAATATGGCAATATCAAAGAAAATCAGGTTTGAGGTATTCAAAAGGGATGGTTTTGCTTGTGTTTATTGCGGCAGGACTCCGCCAAATGTTTTATTAGAAGCAGACCATATAAATCCTAAATCCATAGGCGGTGAGGACGATATAAATAATTTAGCAACCTCCTGTTTTGACTGCAATAGAGGTAAGAAAGCCATACCGTTATCAACAATTCCGCAGCAAATATCTGAAAACACTGAAATACTACAAGAAAAAGAACTACAATTTTCAGAATACAACAAAATACTCAAAAAAATCAAAACCAGAACAAATAAGTCTATTAGAAACATCGAGATTATATTTCAAGGGTTTTTTCCTGATTCAAAATTTTCACCTAATTTTAAAATTTCTATCAAAACTTTCCTCAAAAGCCTATCCGAAAAAGACATAATTGAATCTATGGAAATGGCTTGTGATAGAAAGCAACGAGATGGTTATACTGCCACATTAAAATACTTTTGTGGAATTTGTTGGCATAAAATTAAAAAGTGAATAGTCAGTTAGGCGGGTTGTGTAGCCAAACTTTCCCGTTATTTTCGATTTTTTGAAAATATAAATAAATGTAGCGGTATATTGACAAGAACTCGCGCAATTGTTCTTCCAGTGTAAAGGTAAGTATCATAGATTATGATATTTACCTACGCACTGGATAGGTATATCTAAAGCTTACTAACGGATATAAAAGGAAATAACCCTTTCCTTTGCAAGCGGTTTTTAAACAAAATAAGTAAAAAGGTAGGAAATATACTATACTGTTTTAGTATGATATTTTTAGAGAAATAATGGTAATGCCGGACGATTATTTTTCTTGACTTTGGCAAAATTTATCGATATAATACCGTAGTCCAAAAACTCAAATTCTTGCAAGAAAGAGAGGTGTTGATGGCGTAAAATTTACAAGAGATATGTTGATGTTGTAAGCCGGTAATTTCGAGTACCGGCTTATTTTTTTATCCTCATTAAGTAAAAATTGTCATTCTATAACCATTTTATTTATAACAAGTTATAAAAATGTATAATAAAATAAAAGATTTTGCTTGCAATCGCTAAAGTTTTGGGGTATAATACCCGATAATTAAACAAGCGTTGGTAATAATTAAATAATTCAAAGGGAAAGAAAAATGGAAAAACAAAAACTAATACCAAAGATGATTGGTTATAAAGCTACCAATGGTAAAATGCAATGTCAAGGATTCCAATTTGAAATTGGCAAGGAATATGAAATTGACAAAAACCTGCCTTTGGTTCTGTGTAAGCAAGGATTCCATTTCTGCGAACAGCCCTCTGGTGTTTTTTCGTATTATACTGCCGATGATACGAGAATTTTCAAGATTGAGGCATACGATACGCTTGAAACGGTTTTTGAGGCTGGCGCGGATTTTAAGCGGGTATGCCGAAAGATAAAATTTATAGAGGAAGTTAAGATAGGCGGCTACAGGAATACCGGTCACAGTAATACCGGTCACAGTAATACCGGCAACAGTAATACCGGCGACAGGAATACCGGTCACAGGAATACCGGTCACAGTAATACCGGTCACAGTAATACCGGCGACAGTAATACCGGTCACAGTAATACCGGTCACAGTAATACCGGTCACAGTAATACCGGCAACAGTAATACCGGCAACAGTAATACCGGCGACAGGAATACC